TGGGAGCCATAGGAATTGCAGGTAAATTTTACACTGTAATTGTTAAGTGTAGAGCAAAGACTGAAGATGCTCAAGAGTTAACAATCACTGTTACGTCTTGGGGCACAGGCAGTTTTACGGAGACATATTATTTGGAAAAAGATGTATGGTCTATTATTACTCTAAGTTCCCTAGAAGCAGAAAATGACGGGGCTTTTTTGTTTGGAATAGTAAGCGATTCAACAACTGAAGCAAGGAGTTATGATATTGAATATATTATAATACGCGAAACAATGCCACCGACTGTACTTATTGTAGGCGACTCAATCGATGAAGCAGCCTATGAAGATAAGGGTGGTGAATATTATACATTAAAACAAGATGTCTACGCTTATTTGTTTGCTACTGGTAATAATCTAGAACTAAATCAATTAGCGGCACCAACAACAACTTTAACAGAAATACAGACAGCTTTTTTTGCTGAGCTGGATGCGAACCCGAAACAGCCAATAATATTTATTGGTGGCGGTACTAATGATACAAATGATAGTGGCGATGACAACTCAACTGAGATGTTAGCTGTGCAGTCGGCAACGATTGTAAGGGCTAAGGCGGCGAGCAGTAATATCATATTAAGAGATATCCCGATATCACCCATGATACTAACCGATGTTAGCAGAACTGCTTGGGCAAGAGCCTATAACACTAAACTGAAAGCGGCGCATGGTACAGACTCTTCGATAACTTTTTTAGAAACGAATACCGTATTAACAGTACCTGGTGATTATGACACGAAAGCATTTGGAACACACCCAAACATAGTTGGGCAAGGTAAACTTTTAACTCTACTTGAAACATTGTTTGTTGCTCCCAGAAATTTAGCAACATATGAATATGTAGAAACATATGATGACCCTTGGTATAGTCATGCTGACGTTTTAAATGTCATACTCGACAATAACATTGGAATGAATACGGGTGATGTAACTGTGACAGATACAGATGAAATTGATATGACCGTAACGGGACAAGACATAAAAGCCGATATCATAGCTGGCAGTATTGACGAGACGAAACTTGATACTTCAGTAAACGCCAGCCTTGACCTTGCTGACAGTGCTTTACAGTCTATAACCTCAATGGATATAGACTTACCTGAAAATGAAATCCTTATTGGTAATGGTTCTGGTAAAGCTGATAATGCGTCAACGGAGGAACTTACCGGAGATTGGAAAACCACCGGATCATTAAGTGGTCAGGCAAAAGTAACAACCGATACTTCAGGAGCAATCACAATAGCTGTTAATGCCGTAAACTACGGAACAGATACTGGCGATGCCGATATACCGGCCACTGCTTGTGATGCCGCCGCCGATGTTGGAAATTGGGTGGTCTTAATCAGTGCTAACAAAGACCAGTATAGTTTGACCTCAGACGATGCATCTAATATTTTTATCCTTGCTGATAATTCTACACTTACCGCAGGGGATGAACTAGATGTAGACGGGTCAATGGTTTTTGTGATGTGTATCGCTGCTGACTACTGGAAAGTCATTGGCTATATTGATGTTGCACCAACTGATGGTGGGGTGGCCGACTGATGAAGAAATTATTATTTTTATTTTTATTAGCTTTTGCAGTGCCAGTTAATGCCTTTAATCCGTTACAGGTGTGTACTGGGGCGGTTGCGAGTGGTGGGGTTTGTACTATAGGTTCTGGTGATAACTGGGTTAATGCTGATAGTGGTGTTTATTACAGCACATCAAAAACAATAAATTTAAATTTTCAAGAAGTTGCTAATAGCGTGTCTAAAGATATATGTAAAATTGTCTTAACCTTAAATTCTGCGACTGGCCAAAATGACACAACAGTAATTCTTAAAGATTCTAGTAACACAACCACCCATGGAACTTCAGACACGGTTGAAATTGGGTACGACACTGATCCTCATCAATACGCTTATACTTTTTCACCATCAGTTACGGTTTCTTCTGATTTTAATGTTGTTTTTAGCAATCTTGATATTCAGAATCGTATCCATTGTGCCAATACTGCTGACAATAACAAATATTAATGACGGTAATTTAAGCGTAAGCAATGTAATGTAACATATAAGGAGAATAACCAATGGCAAAACCAACTAAAGATAAGGTGTCGGAGGATTTGGAGAGAGGTAAGCTGCCCCGTGGTGCAATGCGGTTTGTTGATAACCAGTGCTCTTCAAGCGTGTTCGGTAAAGATGGTGACGAAACACCTAAGCTAGATATGACCATTTATACTGGCGGTATAATCAAGGGGCATTGGTACTGGGACGACCTTGCTATTGACTTGGGGGGTCTATCTTTCCAGTCAAAAAAGACACCGATACTTGAGAACCATGACACATCTAAGAAAATAGCTTTCGCTAAGAATATTATGGTTAGCAAAGAATTCGGTGTAAAGGTCGACCCGGACAAGACGACATTTGTGGACACCGAAGAAAGCAGGGAGTTCCAGAAGCTGTCCAAGGAAGGTTTTCCGTATCAGGCAAGCATATCTGTTAATCCAAGTGAAATACAGAGGCTTGGCAAGGGCGAAACGGCAGAGGTTAATGGGTTCACTATGAAAGGCCCAGACGCTACCATCTTTCGCAAGGCAGTTGTTAATGAAGGGTCGGTATGTGTATTCGGATGGGACAACAAAACACAATCATCTGCATTCTCTAAAGAAGAGGTGGATGTTGACATAGATATAATCGGCAACATGTCCGAAGGGGAAGCTACCCCAAAAGAAGAGAATGTAGAAATAAAAGAAACAGAACTAAATAGTAATTCTAAGGAGGAAGGGCAGATGGAGAAGAAAACACTGGTAGAGCTTGAAAAAGACTACCCAGAACTTTTGGCTTCGGTAAGAAAAGATGCAGGAGATGCAGTCGAGGCAAAATTCAAAGTAGAAAAAGAAGGACTGGAGTTGCAAATCGAGGAAGGTGAAGCTAAAACGGCTATCCTTGAAAAGAAAGACGCTATAAGAACAGCTAAAGAGCTTAAGCTTGATGCCGATTCAATTTTTATGGTAGCATTTAATGCAAGCGATGTACCCGAACATCTTTTTGACAAAGTTATTGCAATGCTTAATCATAACAAGTTTGTTACCGATGAAGTATTGGATGTTAAGCTTTGGAAGGAAGCATGTGTGGCAGAGATTCTGTCTTGGGAAACAGCTGGCGTTACAGACACCGTGATGGGTGGTGGTAACTTCAGCCTTAAAGACGTTGACAGTGATGCTACAGACCTCAAGAAAGAGGAAGAGGGTGATGATGCAACCGCTAATTCACTTCTTAGTTTAATAGGTAATGAGAAAGGAGGGGAATAATTATGAGTGATGCTCCTAATATACAATATGGTTCACAGACAGACTATGGTACCCTGTATCAGTCAAAATCTGAAGCGTCCCTGAAACTTAAGGGAACAATTCAGGCTGGTTATGGTACACTTAAGGCTGGTCAGATGATGGCAAGAAACGTATCTGCTGATGGTGGTGTAGGTAAATATGTACCCTATAATGTAACCTCGTTTGACGGTACAGAATGGTCTCCGGGTCGTGCATATCTCGTTGCAAACTCTGGAACGGTTGCATATGTTTATATGACCATTAATGACAGTTACAAGTTTAGTGTCGGTGATGATTTGATTGTAAACTCTTCAGGTCAGTCGGCTGAAAACCTTGGTGCAATTACTGCCATTGACGTAACAAGTGAAACACAGCGTGCAAAAATAACAGCAACTGAAACTATCAGTAACAGTATGCTAACAACAGAATCCGCATACGCATGTGTTGAAGCGGGTAGTGCTAACAACTATTCTGATGCTATTGGTATCCTTGAGATATCAGTTGACACTGGAACTGGATCTACCGCTGCTGGTGCTCTTGCTCCGATAATTGTATCAAATGCCATCCTGTATAATGGAATGTTATACAGTAACGATTCTACTGCCAGAACAGCAATTGGTGCTACTTTGGTCGGTAATCAGTTTATACTTAAATAGAAAGTGAGAACTTAATTATGCCTAGAGGATCAAGTGGAATACCTGAACTAAAACTAAAGGTATTACAAAAATTTATAGAGAAGTTTAAATCACCCGTAAATACGGTGATATCGTCTATGTTCCCAACCAGTAAATCTCCCTCATCTACGATTGAATGGGAGAGTCAGACTGGTGGCAGAGGGATGGCTCCGTTCGTATCCCCAATGTCGGAATCTCCTGAGACGTTTCCCCATGGAGTTGCAAAGCATTCCGCTGAAGCAGCTAACTGGAAAGAGAAAATGTCTTTCGGTGAGACCTTCCTGAATAATATTAGGAAAGAAGGAACTACGGCTGGTTATGAGGCTGCATCTCAGAGAATTGCAAAAGAGATGGCTGGCCTTATTAACAGAAACATGAGACGTAAGGAGTGGATGTATTCTCAGATGTTGTTTGGTGGTTCGTTGTCTTATGAGAACGAAAGTAGCATTATGGTAAGTGTTGATTATTCACTTCCCGATGCAAATCAGGTAACACTTTTATCGGATTACAAGTGGAAGGAAGGTTCTAAGAAAAACATCATAAGTGATATTATCGCAGGTAAGAGGGTGATTTCTGACGCTAACGGTGCTGACGCAACCATCGGTATCTGTAACTCTGTTGTTCTTGGATATATGGCTTACGACCCTGCTATTCAGGCACTTCTGACAAAGAGTACTTATGGTAGCGGTAACCTTTATTCTGGCAATGTTAACGCCATTGTAAATGCTAACCCTGCTGTTCTTGCTGACATACTTGGACTCGGAACCCTTCTGGTCTACGATGAGAAGTACGAAGTAAGGGCTAAGCTTACTGGTGCTATAACCAAGGATTCCACGGTTATAATCCCAGTAGATAACACTGCTGATTTTGAGGTTGATGGTACGCTTAGGTTTTATGATTCTTCTGCTGGTACATATGAAGATGAAAACATCGCTTCTATACAGACCGAAGATTCTACCGTTACAGTAACAACTGCCCCCTCTTCGTCTTACAGGGCAGGTGAAGACTATGTTGTGATGACAAGAAGGTTTATTCCTGACGACCAGTTTGCACTTATGGCTACCAGTGTTGAAGGCACTAAGATTGCTGAATTCAAACAGGCACCTTATGGTCTTGGACGCAGATGGGGAATGCAGACATCCAGATGGGACAAAGAAGACCCTGAAGTTACTTACATCAGAGTTGAAGACAAGGGACTTCCGGTTCTCTATCACAGGGATGCAATTTACAACTTAACCGTGAACTAGGAGGGTAAAGATATGAA